TGTGTGATGAGCGTGACTGCCCCCGCTCCTATTGACGTTGACTTATATTGGTTCAACATATAGACCTGTAAATGTGTTTAGTGATGTGAATGGAGTGAGCAAGCATTATGAATCATATTATCTTGATAGGCAACGTTGGCAAGGACCCCATAGCGCGTGGCGCTGATGGTGGGATCGCTAGCTTTTCATTGGCGGTGGACAGCAGGAAGAAGGGCGGCGAAAAAGACACGCAGTGGTTCAACTGTGTGGCCTTCAAGCGCACCGCTGAGAGCATCCTCAGCCATGTCAAGAAGGGTGACACCTTGGCGCTGACAGGTAAGATCAAGACCAAGACATGGGAGAAGGATGGCGTTAAGCAGCTAGACGTGGATGTGGTGGTAGACACCTGGCAGTTTGTGAGCTCCAAGCCAAGCGAGCCCAACGCCATCAGCAATCAAGGCCCCGCTACATGGACACCTGATGGCAGAAGATGGCCATGATCTAATGATGGAGGAGCTCCTCAGGGAGTTGGATGAGTGGTTAAATGGACAAGCAGACACTGACACTGACACACCAAATGAAGATGGCCGAACGCCTGATAGCCATGAGGACAGACCTCCTCAAGATGGCCATCAATAGATATCAGCTCAGGCTTGATGAGGCTGAGGACATCTATGGTGACACCTGCGTGTATATGCTTGAGCGTGGTCATCAGCTCCTTAACATGGATGATTGCTTTGACGCCGCCATCACAAACACCATGAAGCGGCGCACCCTCAATCACATCAGAGATGAGCGCCGTTATGACTACAGGCTCATGGATATGTGGCTATATCGTGAGCACCTGGCAGATCCCACAGATGTTCATGCTGAGTGTGATCTAGAGATAGACCAATCCGTGATGAAGGCTGATCTGAAGCAGAGGTATCACAAGCCTCAAGAGCATGCTTTGATTGATCAGCTGTTTGACGCTGACCTCAGTATCACTCAGCTAGCAGCTCAGCATGATGTCAGTAAACACACCCTTCATGGGACAGCTCGCAGGATGCGAGCGTATTTGAGGAGACACTATGGATAAGCCTGATTTAAAGGGCCTAGCAGCGCGTGAGGTGGGTGACATTGAGGCTCTTGATAAAGAAAGTTGCACCGCCATTGTGCGCGCGCGAGACCCACGATTTATAGAACTCCTTGAGCGACTCAGAGATGGTCAGTCAATCCGAGGCGCTTGTGGCTCCTCACGTCTGCCAAGACGAACGCTTTATTATTGGATGGATGCCTATCCTGAAATCAAGGAGCTCGTTGAAGATGCAACTGATGAGGGGCTTGGAACCATTGAGGTGGCCATGATGCAAGCCACCTCACAAAGTGATGATAAGGATTGGCGAGCGCTGTCATGGATGATGGCTCGCCGCTTCCCTCAGGAGTATGGAGAGAAGAAGGAGGTAGAGATCACAGCCAAGAAGGCTGATGGTATCCCTGAGGTGATCGCCATGATTGAACAGACTAACGTGATGATGGAGGATACAGATGACAATGGAGACGATCGCTGAGCTCCCCCTGTTCAGCTTTGCAAAAGAGCAAAGACAGGCTAGACAAGCTCAAGCCTTTAAATCAGGCCCATATTCCCCCAGGAACTCAGAGCGCCTAGATGTATTGTTTAATGCATTGGAGTCTCGTTACACTCTTGAACAGGCTTGCATTATCGCTAATATAAGCCGTAGAACAGTGTATAACTGGATTAGAAATAACTCTACATTTCGCAAGCAAGTTCATAGATGTCAAAGTGAGCTGATGAGACTTGAGGACGAATCAGAGTTATTTAAGGATCATCAGTATTCAGATGTGCTGAGGCTGTTAAAAGCTGGCTATTCCATTCGAGGAGCTCTCAGACGTTTGCTTATACCTATATCCACATTTTACGAACACCTAGCTAAGGATCAGCAGCTCAGGGCGTTGGTCAACGATCTAGCGCCCAAGGCTCAACCTGGCAGGTTAAAGGCACATCCACAGCTAACAGGGCCATTCGATCCAAGCTTTCAGCAACAGATTAGCCTACTCTTGAAGCGATTAAGCCAAGGCTGTACATTTAGAAAAGCCTGTAAAGATGCACATCTAAGTGACACCGTTGTGTATAAATGGAAGCGTGAAAACAAAGACTTTGCAGACCAAATAGATGCTGTTCATCAGTATGATAGCTCAGGTGTTCGCAAGGTAGGGACTGACGAAGCCGTAGATCCCAACAGGATTAATGTTGGGCTTGAGGGTCATTATCACCTTTATTTTATCAAGGCTAAGGGCTGTGACTTGGTTAAGATTGGAACCTCCAAGGCTCCCTCACGCAGACTTGTAGGATTGCAGACAGGTTCACCACTTAAACTGTATATAGACAGATATATCGTGGGCGCAGCAATCTTTGAAAAAGCCATCCACCTAGATCTCAAAGCGCGTGGCTTACACTCTCATGGTGAGTGGTTTCATGAATCTTGTGTTCCATTCGTGATGGACTACATCAGGCTCCATGTTAAACAACCATCATAAGAGAGCGACCCCCCACGTTTCACAACCCACATCACAAGGAGCTCCACGCAGGGGGCCACATCAAGCAGCAAAGGAAAACTAAACGACATGAGAGCAGCAAGCAAGATTATTCACACACCCTCCTTGGCCTATGGCAAGGCTGAGGACAAACTCCAAGAGGCCACCACGCGGATTCACAACCGCTTCCAGGGGCAGCTCGTCAGCATGATTGAGAGCGCAGATTGGGGCAACTTCAAGCTGACCAAGCATCCCATCGAGTGTCATCACCCTGACTTCAGGAGCTATGGTCATTTCTGTGATCTGGTGCTAGCCAAGCGTGAGGCTGAGGTGGTGGCGCTCATGGAGGTCAAGACCAGGAGCATGAGGCCTGAGAAGGCGATGGATGCATCCACCACCATCAGCCAAGTGATGGAGAGCATGGGGCCAAGGCTCATGGAGCTCAAACAGGCAGCCTATGAGCAGGGGGCGCTGTGGATTGTAGCTGTGGGTGTCTACTCAACCCCTGCCATCACAGCAGCTCACCATTGGAGCACAGACTTTAAGGTGGTCATGTGCTGGGGACGTGAGGTGGGTGAGTTTGCACCGACAGGTCAATACTCATGGGAGAGCATGGCCTCCTTGGACCGCTCTATGATGAGGTGTAGAGAGCCTCATGAGTTTTGGGCTATCAAGGCTAGCCTCATGAGCCAAGTCAAGCAGCTGATCTCACCTGAGCCTGAGGCTGATGATGTCGCTCATGATGAGGTGATGTATAGCAGCTCCACCCTGTTTGATCATGTGACTATCAGTGAGACAGATGACCTCGAAGAGATCATCAGGAACGCACCTCTAGTCAGACACCTACAGCTCACCCTCCTAGCTTTGGCGAATTGGCCCAATGAAGAGGCTGTCACCATGAGGAGCCAGCTCGAGCCATATGAGGAGCCAGGCGCTAGCATGAACTACATGAGGAAGAACATTGGCACCCTTGCCAGCTTGGGTGTTGTGGTAGGCTTTAAGAGGCATAGTCAGAGGCAGCGCCTGAGCCTTGATAGGGCAGGGTTGATCAAATACCTTCAGAGCATCTAGGAGCTCCACATGAGCGAGGGGGCCAAAGATTTTATCCTCAATGATTTACAGCGTCAGATCATCATGGGTATCAGGCGCAGGGATAAAATTATTGCAGCTCGCTGTGGATGGGGCTCCGGCAAAACATCTAGCCTCATCTTTGCCTTGTGGTTTGTGGCTAAGATTAGGCCTGGCACCACCTCCCTCCTCATCACAGACACCACACCACGCTATAACTCTGTGCTCATGCCTGAGATTGAGAAGTGGCTAGCGCCACGTGGGTGGGTCTATAACCACACCCTCCACAAATGGACTGACACACACACAGGCTCAGCGGTCCTCTGTCGCTCCTACTATAGACCAGGGACAAGAGACGCCTCCCACAATCCCCTTGAGGGAATCAATGTCACCTCAGGTGTGGCGCTCATCGATGAGTGTCAGACCCTTGGCGCTGAGGTGGCCCACAAGGCCCTAGGGCGCTTGAGGTCAGGGCCAACGCCCACCCTCATCTTGGTGGGCTTGCCTGTCAGTGACGCGTGGTGGTGTCAGATGGCTGAGGCGGCGGGTGTTCACCCGCTCCTGTACACCTCCTATGTAAACCAAGACAACCTCAGCGCTGAGTGGTTCGAGGCCACCAAGCTCCTCCCCACTGAGGAGCGTGAGGCTATGGTGATGAATAGGCCTAAGCCACCCTCAGGCTTGGTCTATCAAGAGTTCGACAGCGAGCGCCATGTTATTGATG